AAATGAAACTCGCCACCTCTCAGTTCGATAAAAACGATAAATCCGTGGAGGCTCTCGCCGCACGGAATAAGGTGCTGCGAAAAGAGATCGATGAGCAGACTACAAAAATCGACACCCTTCGCAAGGCTCTGCAGAATGCCGCTACCTCTTTTGGAGAGAACGACCGCCGCACCCAGAACTGGCAGATCCAGCTCAACAATGCCGAAGCCGCCCTCAACGACATGAATCGGGAGCTGGACGAAAATGAGAAGGCCATCAAGGAGGGCGGCAAGGCTGCGGAGGAATCCGGCAGTAAGTTTGAAGGCTTCGGCAAGGTTCTCAAAACCGTAGGTGTGGCGCTCGGTGCCGTGGCCGTTGCCGCAGGTGCCGCCGCCGTGAAGCTCGGCAAAGAGGTCATCGCTGCCTATGCAGACTATGAGCAGCTGGTCGGCGGCGTGGATACCTTGTTCAAGGACTCCTCGCAGGAGATCCAGCGGTATGCCGCCAACGCATACAAAACGGCAGGACTCTCTGCCAATGAGTACATGGAAACGGTCACGGGCTTCTCCGCAAGCCTCATCCAGTCTCTCGGCGGTGATACCGAGAAAGCCGCAAAGTATGCGGATATGGCAATCACGGATATGTCCGATAACGCCAACAAGATGGGCACGGATATGTCCTCCATTCAGAATGCCTACCAGGGTTTTGCCAAGCAGAACTACACGATGCTCGACAACCTCAAGCTGGGCTACGGCGGCACAAAGCAGGAAATGGAGCGACTGCTTGCCGATGCGGAGAAAATATCCGGCGTCAAGTATGACATCTCCTCCTACGCAGATGTGGTGGAAGCCATTCATGTCATGCAGGAGAGCATGGACATTGCAGGAACGACCGCCAAAGAAGCGGAAGCCACTATTTCTGGCTCTGTCAATGCGCTGAAATCCGCCGTGACGAACCTCATCGTAGGCTTTGGTGATGCGGACGCTGACATGGAGCTGCTGTGCAACAACATGGTGGATGCCTTCAAGACCGTGGTGGCGAACATCACCCCGGTTATTGAGAACATCGTGGCGGCTCTGCCCACGGCGCTGGACGCTCTGCTGACGGCTGTGGGTGAACTGCTGCCCACACTGCTGGAAGCAGTCACCGAACTGTTCTCGCAGGTGCTGGAAACGCTGCTGTCCCTGCTTCCGCAGCTTATCCCGGCGGCGGTGTCCGCGCTTATGACCATCGTGAACACGCTGATTGAGAATCTGCCCCTGCTTATCGAGGCAGCGGTTCAGCTGGTGTCTACACTGGTGACAGGCATTGCGGATGCACTGCCCACGCTCATCCCGGCAGCGGTGCAGGCTATCGTCACCATCGTGCAAGGACTGGTGAACAGCCTGCCGATGCTCTTGGACGCAGCCTTACAACTTATCACGGGACTGGCGCAAGGACTTCTGGACGCACTGCCCGTGCTGATTGCTGCTCTGCCGGAGATCATCAACGGCATCATTACCTTTCTGCTGGACTCCATCCCGCAGATCATTGAAACGGGCATTCAACTTCTGTCCTCGCTGGTGACTGCCTTGCCGGATATCATAATGGCAATCGTGGAAGCTATCCCGAAAATCATAGACGGCATTATTACCGCCGTGCTTAACGCCATTCCACAAATCATCCAAGCGGGCATCGACCTGCTGATCTCGCTGATACAGGCTTTGCCGCAGATCATCACGACCATCGTGCAGGCGATTCCGCAAATCATCTCCGGCATTGTCAATGCACTGGTCGGAAACATCGATAAGATCATCATGGCAGGCGTGCAGTTGTTCGTTGCCCTGATTGAAAATCTGCCTACCATCATCGTGGAGATCGTCAAGGCGGTGCCGCAGATCATTGCAGGCATCGTGAGCACTTTCGGCTCTCTGATGTATAAGATCGTGGAGATCGGCGGCAACATCGTCAAGGGACTGTGGAGCGGTATTACCCAGCTTGCCTCGTGGCTGTGGGATAAGGTGTCCGGGTGGATTTCCTCCATCTGGGACGGCATCTGCGATTTCTTCGGTATCCACTCGCCCTCGAAGGAGATGGCATGGGTCGGTGAAATGCTGGTCAAGGGTCTTGCAGGCTCCATTGACGACAACGGCGATGAAGCGGTCAAAGCCGCAGAAGGAATGGCGGAGGACATCAACGGTGTCATGGGCGACCTCGCTCACGATATGCAGACGGCTCTGCCCACCGACTTTGACGTGAACGGCTCGATCCGCTCTGCCGTGGACGGTGTGGTCGGCAAGGCGGCATCCGCTTTCACCATTGCCCTGAACATCGCCACCTTTAACAATTACAGCAGCGAGGATATCCGTCAGCTCACCAACGAAGTCATGGAAACGGCGAACCAGTTCGCCCAGCGGAAAGGAGTGGTATTCGCATGAACTATTTTACCTACAACGGCCGCAGTTCCGCTGATTTCGGCCTGCATATCGAGAAGAAGGATGTGTTCTCCGCACCGGAATACGATGCGGAGTTCATCTCCATTCCCGGCAGAAGCGGCGACATCATCAATCCGAACCGCCGCTTTGCCAACATCAAGGTGACCTACACAGTGTTCCTCGCACGGAAGAATCCCGCCGCCCTTGCCTCCGTCCTGCGGGACATTAAGGGCTGGCTGTATTCCGAGCCGGACAGATACCACGAAATCACCGACTCTTACGATGCGGAGTATTTCCGCTACGGTGTCATCTCCGGCAATCTGGACATTGAGGAGCAGCTGAACAAGGTCGGCAGTTTCACCGTGACCTTCAACTGCAAACCTTATAAATACAGCTTTGCGGGGCAGGAAACGGTGTCGGCTGACAGTTCTGAACTGACGATCACCAATCCGACTGCCTTTGAGAGCCGACCGTATATTAAGCTCTATGGCAGCGGTACGGTGGTAATAATGATACAGCCCCAAGGTCGAGGTATGATGATTTCCAATCTGGATGAGTACATCGAGATCGACAGTGAATTGATGAACTGCTTCAAAGGCACCGTCCTCAAAAATGACACCGTCAAAGGTGCGGAATATCCGGTTTTCAAGTCGGGTGTTTGCACCATTAACTGCAATGGCGATGTGTCAAGGATTGAGGTCGTTCCAAGGTGGTGCTGCCTATGATCCCTGTACTCTATGCCGCAAATACTACGGATTTCAGCTCGTTCGGCCTTGGTGTGCTGACGGACACTGTCTCCTGCGAAGTCACTGAGGAAAGGAACGGCATATTCGAGTGCCTGCTCAAATACCCGGTCAGCGGTCAGCATTACGGGCTTATCACCAAGGAGTGCATCATCAAGGCAAAACCAAACGACACCGCCGCCGACCAGGCGTTCCGTATTTACCGCATTACAAAGCCCTTAAACGGCATCGTCACCATCTACGGTCAGCATATCTCCTATGACCTCGCCAATGTGCCGGTGCTTCCGTTTTCGACAGAAAGCCGCTCTCCGCAGCTCATCCTCTCGCAGCTTCTTGCAGGAGATACACGCTTTTCCGGCTGGACGGACTACTCGGATGCAAAGGCATTTTCCGTCACCCAACCGAAAAGCGTCCGTGCCTGCCTCGGCGGTACGGAAGGCTCCATGCTCTCCAAATGGTACGGTGAGTTTGAGTGGGACAACTTCACGGTGAAGTTTCACTCCCACCGTGGGCAGAAAACCGGTGTGGTCATTGAATACGGCAAGAACCTCACCGCCTTGGAGCAGGACGAGGACAGCAGCGGCGTGTACACGGCTTTGCTTCCGTATGCGGTGTACACCCCAGAGGGCGCGGATACCGAAACCGTGGTCACGCTGCCGGAGGTAACGCTCCCCATTGTGACCTCGGAGATCGTCCGGGCGAAAACGCTCATCATGGATTTCTCCGACCAATTTGACGGAGTTGTAACCGAGGATGCCCTCCGAGCGAAAGCCAACAGCTACATCAAAGCCAATCCGCTGGGTGCGACCATTCCCACGGTGAAGGTGTCCTTTGAGCCGCTCTGGAAACAGCCGGAGTATTCGGCACTCCTGGAGCGGGTCAACCTCTGCGATACCGTCACCATTCGGCATTCACTGCTTGGTGTGAGCGTGTCGGCTATGGTCATTGAAACCGTGTACGACACTCTTGCCGAACGGTATGTGAGCATTTCCCTCGGTCAGAGCAAGTCCAGCATGATAACCACCATTTCCGAGGTGCAATCAACGGTCGATAAGGTAGAGTCCACGGTGGGACGCTTTCCAAAGCTGCTCCAGACCGCCATCGGCAAGGCCACCGGGCTTATCACCGGCCAGAGCGGCGGCTATGTGGTTATCCACACCGGCGAAGAGAATGGACAACCCTATGAACTTCTTATTCTGGACGCTCCCTCTATTGACGATGCCGTGAATGTCTGGCGGTGGAATGTGGGCGGCTTGGGATTTTCCCATAACGGCTACAACGGTCCCTATGAAACCGCCATCACAGCGGACGGTCAGATCGTCGCGGACTTCATCACCTCCGGCTCCTTGGTGGCGAACATCATCAAGGTAGGTGTCATCCAGTCGCAGGACGGCTCGTCCTGGTGGGACTTGGAGAGCGGCGAAGTCGTGCTTCGAGCCTATGTTTCGACCGATGAATTTGCAGAGAAAACAGCCTATCTCCAGCAGAATGTGGATGGGCTGAACAGCTATGTGGCGACTCTTACCGAAACGATGGAAACTGTATCCAACGACCAAGGCATCCTGGAGGAACGGGTGCTGAACTCCGAAAGCCGTGTTTCGGAATTGGAACACACGGTGGATGGACTGTCCGTCACCATGCAGGAGCAGTACATCGGCGGCATCAACTATGTGCAGAACTCTTCCGGGCTGAACGGCATCACGGATGATTGGAGCTACTCCGGTACGGTAAAAACAGATACCTCCACCGATACCCAGAACAACACGATTTCCGACTCCTGCTTTGTGCTGGGCGCATACTCCTCGTTGTCGCAGTACATCCGTGGGGTGGTTCCCGGCACTTATACGATCTCGGTCCGGGCGAAGAAAACCTCGACCATGTCCGGGTATTTCTATGTGACCTACAACGGAAACAAAACCAAGTACCTGTTCAATAAGTCCACGGCGTTTGACTGGACGGATTACTCCGTAACGCTCACGGATGTGACTGACCCCACGCTGCGCATTTACTGCTACTGTCGGGATGCGTCCATTTATCTCGCCGACATCATGATCTCCGAAGGAGCGATCCCCCGAAAGTGGACGCCTGCACCTAACGAAATCTACACGCAGGAGGTCAAGATCGATAAGCGTGGCATTGAGGTATCCAACAGCGCATCGTCCCAGCGGACGGTTATCACGAACACGGAGTTCGCCGGTTATTACAACGATGAGGTGATCTTTACCCTGAACAAGGACGAAACGCAGACTAAGAAAACCACGGTGGACGGCGAGCTGACCGTGGGCAAAACGAAGTTTGTCCCGATGTCGACGGCGTCCGAAGGGCTGAACATCGTCATTCTGGATTAAGGAGGGAAAGCTATGGCAACTTGGAAAAGCGCGGCATACGATGGGCGCTATCTTCAACTGGACATTTCAGAAAGCGTGAATGTGATCGGTAACAGCTCGACACTTTCCTGGACGCTGATCTCTACCGGTGGCGCATCCACTTACTACACCATTGACACGACCACTGTAACGATCAATGGTACGACCGTATACTCAAAGGACCGTACCTATTGGGATGACCGTGTTTTCCCGGCAAAGAAAGG